CTGCCAACTAAAATTCGTTGTATCTGCTTCATAAGTTAAAATATATTCATCGGTTGGCCCTTCTTGAATATTAAGATGCTCCTCGTCAATTGATGCATCATTATAATGTTCCGAATCGAGGCTATTATCTTCAAGTTTAGTTTCGTCAATTATGTCTGCAGCAAGGTGCCCTTTATCGATTGAAAGAGCCGTATAATGCTCAGAGTCAATTGCTAAGTCTGCAATATCGGTTCCGTTTATAAAGTCATCCGTACAATCACCAGTAGTGCATTCACCGACCGTTAAAATATCACCGCCACCAGCTAACTCTGCCCATTCAAACTGGCTTGTGTCATCCTCCCAGGTAAGCACATATTCGTCAGTCGGACCGGCCACCGCATCCAAATGCTCATCACTTATAGAGGCATCGACTATATCGGTTCCATTTATAAAATCAGCCGTACATTCACCAGAGGCACATTCACCAACATTAGTAATATCTCCTGTCCCGGCAGCCACCCATTTAAAATTTGTCGTATCTGCTTCATAAGTCAAAACATATTCATCTGTTGGCTCATTAGAAATGTCCAAATGAATTTCATCAATCGAACCATCAGCATAATGCTCGGAATCAATCGCCTCGTCTGCTATATCAGTTCCATCAATAAAATCATCCGTACATTCGCCATCAGTACAAGTTCCAACATTGGTAATATCACCAGCACCAGCAGAAACCCAAGTGAAATTTGTTCCGGCTAAATTATATGATAAAATGTAGTTGTCAGTTGGCGCATTTGATACATTTAAATGAGGTTCGTCAATTGAATCATCATTGTAATGTTCTGAATCGATACTGTTATCTTCTAATTTAGTTTCATCAATTACATCCGCTGCCAGATGACCTTTGTCAATTGAAGCATCTGTATAATGCTCAGAATCAATAGCATCGTCAGCTATATCGGTTCCATCAACAAAATCATCAGTACAATCTCCAGTTACACAAGTACCAACCGTTAAAATATCACCTCCACCAGCCAACTCAGCCCATTGAAAGTTTGAGGTATCATCTTCATAGGTGAGCACATATTCATCAGTCGGGGCATTAGCGATATTGAGATGCTCCTCATCAATTGAGCCATCGGTATAATGATCAGAATCAATATCATTATCAGGGAGTGCTAATTTAATCCATACACCAGAAGTAGCATAATTCTTACACCGAATATATGTTGGAGAACTTGTGGCATTGGTTGCCGATTGGTCGAAGTAATAAAAATATACTTCACCGGTTAACAAAGTTACAATACCACCAGCGTCCTCGGCTCCATTTCCTATATCGGCACAATCAGTATTATCAATGCTTCCGGATACAGTTCCTGTCAAAGAAGTAAAGCCACGAAAAACAAGAGCTTCTGCTGATGTCGAAAATCCAAAAACCACTATCATTAATAGTATAAATCTTTTCATTGTGATATTTCCTTATATCTATCACGTACCAAATCTTGAAATCCGATTAAAACATTTTTAACTTCATCAGCCCGATTTCGAGCAGAAGCACTATCAGCTTGGCATCCGCGCACTGACGCTTCGACGTGCGGTAAATATTTTACTAACCAATCCAAGATGTTCCAGACTTCTGTTTTTTCGACCACCCGGCCAGGATCGCTCTTACCATCTTCAAATAGTATCTCACGCTTTAACGCCTGGTTAACGGCTTTAATTACAATTTGACCGATGATCGTTTCGCCGGTTTCGCTGGTAAAAAACTTCTCTAACTCTTTTTGAATATTCGCCATTTTTATAAGCTCGGATATTGTAGGGTTCCAATCGCCGCTTGTGGTCTGACATCAGCAGTGGACTGTGCTCCTGTTGCCCCAGTACCAGCGGCGGTTGCATCTAAAGATGAATACATATCTGCGCCGACAATTCTGTTAGGAGATCCAGCGGTATATTGGACAGCTATTTGACGAGCAGAATCATAAGCAGTATTTGGAAGGTCCGCCATGGTATCAGCGCCAGAAGTGGTATAATAACGGCCATCATCATCAACACCCTGAAAGTCATAAACCCGATGATTGTGCGAATGTGAATGGCTCGGGCCTGTATGAGTGTGAGCTTTTAAATTCGCCCAACTCTCACCAGCAACCGTTCCGCCGTTGGCATTATAAAGTCCACCAGCACCTTTTAATGCCAAAACTCTATCAGTCACGGTTGCGTCAATCGTCCATCCATCGCAAGTATTATTTCGATACACCCAAATTTTAAAACTTGCATCCCCTTGAAGAACTCCCAACCAGGTAGCGTTGGCATCATCTCGAATCTTTAATCTGTTGTTTGCCGTATCCCACCATTGGAGTCCTGCCTCGGTGTTAGCAGGGGCACCAGCTCCGGAATTAGTTGATCGTAATGTGGCAAAGTTCGCTTCAATGTTCGCCATATCCGTTACAGCAACATGGTCCGATTGATAACAGTTTGCGGTATATGTTTGGCTCATTGGACTACCTCGTTTAATATCTCGTCAATCACGCCTTGTGCGAGACTTCGGATAAGTTCTTTTTTTTGCTCAGCAGCTATCAACTTTTCAAATTTCGGTTTAATTTTATCCTTTAATTCAGCAGCAGTTCTACACTGAAAGGTCTTTCCAGAGATCACCACATCCCCATTATCACGTAAAGCGTTTATCGTTACTGTATAAATTCCATCTTCTTCTTCTGCTACTTGCTGTAACTGTATTGTAATTGCCATTATTGCGGTCCCTCATATGCAAGCATGTTTAATTCTTTTAAGTACAAATTGGCATCAAGTGACGGGTCTATTATTGTCACCACCACCGAGATATAACGGGCCTCGACTTCGGCACAAAGCAATTCAAAAAAAGTTATTTCTTGCCAAGGATCACCACCATCATCTCTATATCTAAGAGTTGCCAGTAACTGACTCGCCGTTGTAGGCGAAAATATCTCTGCCCATGATTGTGTCAATCCAATAGTCGCCCATGTATTAGCAGCATACACCCCCGCCCATGTGGTTGCAGAGCTAACAAAACCAATTCTGAAATCTCCCCACAATCTAACTTTTGTAACTGCATTAAGGTCAGCAGTTGGGGAAGTCCATGTGCCCGTTAATACCCCTGCGGTGTGAGAGCATTTTAATGAATCTTCTCCATCATAAGTCACATGCTGCGTATTTACAAAAGTACCAGCAGAAAAATCCCATGCCCATGATCCATAAGTCGCGAGTTCGCTATATCCCGGAGGAATAAATACCTCTACTGTTGCTGATACCGGAGTTCCTGAATAAAATCCTGAATTGTTTTTTGCTGCTGCCCAAAATGTATGTGTTCCGGGCCGGACCCCATTCAAACGCAAAGAAATATTTTTATTAAAAGAAATAAAAATACCACTCGCCCAACTTATCCCCAGCCGAATCTCGTAGCCCTCAATATCGGGACCAGTTAACGGAGTGCCATAAATAGTTACAGAATCACCATTAGCAATGGCGACAATAGCAGACAGGCTTCCTGGAGCATCAGTCGCCCCAACGATAGTATCAGTCACCGTTGTGCAACTATCAAAGTCTTCCTTTAAACCAAAGATTGAAACCGATCTGATTTTACAAGAATAAGTTTCACCCTCCTCCACCGGATCAACTGAATAATTAGTATCACAACGAGTCATGTAGCGCCAATCGCCACTGCCTATTTTTAACCAAATCTCAGCATAATCCCACCAAGGATAATCTATTGCCGCAGGAGCATCAAAATCTATATTCCACCTTGTAAATGATCGATTGCGGTAATAATAAACCACTTCTTCACGGCTAACATTAGTAACCGCCCAAGGAGTATCAAGCGGGCTTGGCAAATCGGTATCATCATAATCATGAGCAGTTAAATTGTAAGTATCATCATATAGGGTTGACGCCTCTTCCACAAGTGTTAATGAAACGGTGTGATCGCCATTTATAGGACAGCTTAATACCCGAAGAGTCTTATCAGTCCACCCCGGCATCGTATGATCAAAATGCACCAAATCAAGCGGTTCTAATGCCATACAACGACTTGTTCCGGTAAATGAAACCCGCTTATTTAATCGTAAGCGCTCAAGCCAGTAATTAGACATTTTCTGAACCAATGCCGGGTCACTCAAACCAAGAACCTGAATTGCTGTTTCCCTAAGATCCCCCTCAGTTGCGATAGCCGTTGCGGAGGAAGTAATAATATCATCCGCCTTGTATTTCTTTTCACTACTTAAATGAGTTGCCCGGATTGCATTAGGTCTTGCCCCGGTGTCAGGTTGGGAAATCTCCAATGATGAAAATGTTTCATCTGTCCGAATAACATCTGACTCACCTAAAGACATCACAATTGATTCGTAATTCAAATCGAGAAACCTAATTTTCAATAAATTCGCTGACTGAATAATATCACCCCTGAAATTAGCAAATATTAATTCCAGATTATCTGATACCGCCTGATTATCACCAATCGGCATATTACAAGTCCATCCTTTATCGTCACAATAATCAATAGTAGTGGACAAGCAAGAAACATCAATACGAGAGGAACTAATTCCTATACCTCCTCGTTGTGATGAACGAGTGATAAAATCATAAGCACACAAGGCCGGATTGTTTGTATATTCAGTAACAGTGGTAACAGGATTATAAATTTTAGTTCCTTGAATAACCGCTGTCACTTCCGGTTCAGAATTAAACAGATCAGGGTCGTACTTTAATCGAACCATTAAGTAAGAGGTGTATCTTAAAGTTTGGTCCCATTTTGATGTGGCGGTTTCAAGCGTGGTGCAAATGCTTTGATCAGATGCTCCATTAAAAAACTCTATATAGGCAGAGTCTCCATATTCCGTCCACAATTTGTCATCCAGATAAACCAAAGGAGGATTGTCGCTCGGAAGTTCTGTGCCTGTTGTCGTATAGACAGTATCATCTTCACGAACAAGACCATTTATTGGGCCTTCTCCCAATTCACATATCATATAAAGATACGGATTGGTTACGTGCATAAAGGTCTTATTTACCCCCATTCTAAATTGGCCATAAAGAATCGATAGGGGATCACGACTGGATCTTGTGTTCAACTGGTAGGCTGTTTTTGCTCCCCTTATCTTGCCGGTTTTCTCCGTAACATCGGCAATAATTTTACCAGCTAAAAATAATCCAAATTGTATAGCTACCGCCGCCCCAACTTGTGGCATTAATCAATCCTCCGAGCCATAATTGGACGATTCCATTTATCAAGATTAAACAATTGCACCCCTCTTCGAATAAACGAGGCTATCGCCATACCATTGCCTATATAGACCCCCGGAAACATTCCCCACCTGTGCTTTTGAAACACCACCAATAAATCACCCATCGACGGGTATTTCGTGCTCACTGGTTTGCCTATCTTACGAAAAGCCCTTAGCATTGTGATCTGTGCTTTCTTAATATCATCAGTGACAAGATCATTATAATTTAATACATTAATACCATCCACTTCATCTGGTAAAGGCTTGCCAATGTCTTGCATAAAATTAACAACAAACTCAATGCAACCATAATCCTTGAAAGGTTTGCCAATGTATTTTGATGTGACTAACGAAAGATTCATGATGGTGTACCGTATCCCTTCACACCCCACCAGAGTTTTTGATCTTCAACAAATGAGATATATTTACGACCCCCAAAATTATCATAATTGCTAAGCAATTCGCATCGCTCTGGACTCTGATCACACCATGTTTCTGCACCAGCATAAGCGCATTCAGTTCCAGTGAAACTCCACGGACATGAAGGAGTCGGTAACCTCAGAGCTTTTTTGCGCCATAGCATAAATTCTGTTGATAAAGTAAAGGTCGCTACTCGTTCGTTAAGAGTATAACCAGTAATGTAGCCATTGAAAAAAACAGGAGGCGTTCCGATCAAACTATAATATTCTCCACCCCCCTCAAAAGCAACATCTCCATCTTCCCAAACGACATCCCCGTCTTCAAAAGCAACACCACCAGTAGCAGTTTCTCCACCAGCAGCAACAGGATATTCTTTTGAGTACA